CCCCATTCCCCCTCAAAGCGGGCTTTAAAACGGTTTGAACCCCATAATCCCTATCTAATAAAACAAAACCATCCGATAAAAGTATTGGTCTATTTATTTGAGCACTTTGTTTACTAAAATATAATTTTAATTGATTAATACAATTTAATAAAACTTCATTTGAATTATAGCTTGGTAAAACAACAATTTCAAAATCAATACCAATGTTTATAATATACGCATCTTTGATGTTTACCGCATCAGTCAACATTCTATAATATGAAATATAATTTTTAAGGTTTTGTTTGGTGGCTGGGTTCAATTGTGTTATATTTCCGTTACCATCATAACCAAGAACATATAAATTTAATGCAAGTGGATTTGGAACTTGAAGAGAACCAACTGATGCAACACCACTTACGTTCCGATTAAAAGATTTTATTTGATAATCAGGAGCTATATATGCTTTTGCTACTGCACCAAATTGTGGTGGCATGGCATATGCTCTTATAACATAATCTTCAGCAGTAACATTTCGGTTTTGCGATGCGAAAAATGCCATTGTATTATTTCTAATATCATCTACAGCATCTTCAAACTTACCACCAGAAGCAGCTTCTTCGTTTGTAGCAGCTACTGAATTTTTAATTTGATTAAATAATGTTGAATTTGTAGGTATTACCTCATTATCAAATTGTAGGTTTGTTATATTTATTAAATCTTTTGATGGAACATTATCTAAAACACCCTGCCCAACCCTATATATTACCGTTAATGTAGTATTTGCAGGAGCCACTCCATATGTTTTTGTGTATAAAAAGTTTGATGGGTCTATAGTTTGTGATAAATCCCCACTAGCTTTGTATAAATTAGACCCAACATTTCCGGGATTTGGTAATAACTCTTCATCCGCGGATGTAGATACTCCCGCCCCAAATTGTATTATTAAAGAATTATCTTTATCAAATTTTGATATAAATCGTTTCGGTACTTTTTTAAGTCTTAACAAATATGGTGTTTCTGAACCATATTGATTTAAATTGAGAGTGTAATCAGATGTGTTTGGTATTTGTTCAAATACAGTATCTTGCGCGAGATAATCTACTTTTGTCCAAACATCTCCATCTGAATCTATGATTTTTACGGCATCTATAATACCAATATCACTAATCTTAATTTTATCATATGGTTTTGGTGAACCAAATGTAAATTGCAATATTTTTTCTTCACCACTAATTACGGGAACACTTTTTTTAAATAGATAAAATTCGGGTTCTTCTGGATTTGAGTTTTTTGTTTTATATACAGTAATTTCTGTTGGGTCAAAAGAAGATGAATATGCAAAATCAACTTTCCTAGTTGTAGAAAAGACCACATTTGGATTTTGAGTTGATGTAACCTGCATTCCCTCTTTAATTTTTAAAGCATAATCTAAATCAGGTTTAATATTATTACCAGTACCAGTAGAGGGAACTAATTGATAGATAACCAAATTTGTTGTAGCAGGAGAATATAATTTTGGTTTGTATCCAAACGAATTTGCTAAATTAAGTATATTTGAATACTGTCTTGCTTCTGTAAGAATAGATTCTCTTGATTGTACATCTGTATAATAAGATAACACATCCCCAACATAAGATGCCATCTCTATGAACATTGTACCCGGAGATGATTCATTAAAATCATTATATGTATTTGGGTAATATTGTTTAGCAAAATCTATTAGATTTTTTCTAAATCCAGAAAAATCCCTACCAATTAAACTAATTTCTTTTTTTGAATCATTTAACATTTATTACTCCTAAACTACGGATAATCCACCTTGATTATCAACTTCTAAAACTATGGTTTGATTGGCACCCTGTGATGTAACTCTAAAGTTTATTTTTATACTAACTTTATTAGAATCAGGCTCACTATTAACATCAACACTATCCAATAAAATATATGGAAGCCAAAATTTAATATCGTTTGTCAAAGATTCCTCTAATGATGAATCTAAATCAGATTGGATATTTTCAAATAATAATGAATAAATATCTGCACCAAAAAGTGGTTGAAACGGCCTTTCACCTTTTGTGGTTAAGAGTAGATTTTTTAAATTGGATATGGCTTGTTGTTCGGTTGTGTAACTTAATTTAAACATTGGGCTACCACCCAACGGTAACATTACACCAACAGCTTTATTTGGTTTTAAATCAATTGGATTAATTCTATATTGTAATCGTTGTGCCACTCATTACCTTTTCTTTTTATTATTCATCGCCTGCATTAAAGCTGAATAATCTTTTGTAAGTGCATCTACTACCGCAGCACCCGCTTCAGTTTGGGCTAATGTATCCATTGATACCGCTCTACCTTCCGAATCTTGCACAACCGATTCTTCCATAGAACCCATTTTTTTCATAGAACCAAATGATTGTGCCATATCAGATGTAAATGACCTTCCACCACCTATATCCCTCCACTCACCACTTTGGAATGTTTCATTTAATATTGATGATATTGGTGAGTTGTTATTAAATAACTTTTTTTGTGTTTGTGGTTTTTTTGTTTCAAACAAATGGTCTACATCTAATGGGTCTTTTTCCACCAATGGGGTGGTTTGTCTTATTGGTTGTTGTTTCAATTCTTTTATAATAGATTGTTTTAAAATCTTTTTTTCTTCAGCGAATCTTTTCTTAACCTCGCTTTCAACCAATATTTTAATAGCTTGAATTAGTTTTTTTGTATCCATAGTAATAAATATAATGTTTTGTAATAATTAACTCCACGGGATTGGAGGACCACCTGATACTGAATATGTGCCTGTTCTAAACCACCCATCAATGGCAGTTGAAAATAATCCAATAAATGATTCTTTGGTTTGTTGCGATGATAATATTGATGTTATAAATGGTGATGGTGATGCCGGTGGTGGGATTGCAAAAAAACCAGGATTTTGAGTTGATATAATTGGTATTAATCCTAATTTGTAAGTATCTAAAGCTGATGGTAAAACAACTTTTAATGGATTTAAATATGTTGCTGAATTTAATGTGTGTATAAACTGAGTATCTAACTTAGATTTTAATGGGCCCGATATGATAGGAAACATTGTATTTAAGTATCGTGTTATAGCAATACCAATGCTATCACCAGCACCTTTAATATCTGTTCTATTAGTAATAGAAAAGAGTTCTCCTTGAAGATAATTTACAGATAATGGCATTAGATGTTTTTTAATTTTTTTAATACATCCGTTAATTTCGGGTGTGGTCCGGTCGGTCCTACTGCGGTTGGAAATCCACCATTTGCCAATATTTCTAAAACTTCTACTATTAAATCAACGGATGTTTTTGATTTGGGTGTTGAAAAAAATATATCTTTTTTTGCCGAAACAATAACACTATCATTTTTACTATTAAATATTAATCTATCTGAATTAATAATAACTTGTGGGTTTGTATATTCAGATGTATTTTTTACTACAGATTTACTCGCTAATTTAGTTGTTACCTTTTGTTTTGTAGTCATCCATATAGATGAATCATCTTTGTTTATATCCTCAACAACAAATTTATCATAATCCTTTCTATTAGTATCGTTTTGGGTATTTCTTATAATTGTAATTGGTGCATTAGAAACAGATGTATTCCAATTTGGATTTTTACTAGCTCCACTATTTTTTGGTGTATAACCAAATCTTATTGATTGTCCAAATCTACCTTCAAATATGGTATCACCCGCATATGGTTGTATTTGTGAAAGATTTGTTATTTCTTCAAACCCATTTTGAAATTCATCTTTTTTAAAGATGTTATTTGTAATTGGTATTGGATTTTCATACGCACTAGCATTAAAATTTATAAAACCTCGTTTGTTTGTTTTTGGTAATGGGTTTGTATTTAAATTTCTTTGTATAAAAATAGGTGAAATGTAATAATATGTAGATGCGCTTTTTGATGGTGCGTTAAAAGCAGATATTGATTGTAACAAAAAAACCTGTTCACCAATAACGGGAACAGATTTAATATATGGATTTAGGGGGTATGCGAAAACACCTTCATTTTGTTTTACAAAACCAGCACTGGTATTCGTTGATACCCTTATTTTATAGATATCATTCGGACTACCATCTTTTAAAAAGACCTCAAGTACTTCACCAACCATTATTCATCCTCATCTTTTTTTAGGGATTCTAATTTTTCATCCACATCCCTACTAGCTTCTAACAATTGTTTCTTTTCTTCTTCGGATAATAGTAATCCATCATCAGAACCACCCTTATCTAATAGTTTTTGCGCGATAGCAGCCAATCTCACCAATTGGTCATCATTCTTTACTGATACCTCTAAGTATTCCTTAATCAACGGAACAACAACTGATGCATCATTTAGATTTTTAACCAATGGCTCTAATTGAGCAATCAGTAATTTTATCTGTCTATCTTTTTTACGGGAGTTATCATATACATCTTTTAATAACGATGAAAATGTCGTCCCTTTAAATATATCATCATCCTTCGTCATAATACCTTTCTATATTGTGATTTAATTTTAAAATACCTTTTTTAGTATATTCAGAATTTAATTCTACAAATATTATTTTCATTTTTCCTATAACCCTTGTAATATACTGCGTATTTACTCCTGTCCTATCTCTAATAAGTATATAAAGTGCCTTTTTATTATAAGAATATAAATCTTTCCTGGTACGGAATAGTTCATTTACTGAATCCGCTATTCTCCTATCCCTTTCTTTTACAAACAATTTATTTAAATTTGAATCTATATAATCTACAAAGTAATCCATAAAATCGGATTTTTCTTCTATTGCATCATACTCTGCAACTTCATTGGGAACATTTCTACCAATATCTACAGCATCCAAATTTTCTTGAGCTTTCATTTTTGCATAGTTTGCGTTGTTTTCATTGAATAAAAAGTTTCTTGCAATTACAGTGAAATAAGAAAATGCTTTTCCTTTATCACCTTTAAACTTATGCATCTTTTCATTTAGAAATGCAACTACCGATGCTTTTACATCTTCATACGAATCATCAAAGTAATAAGTTTTATATGTGTGTATTACATTCTCCGCAAGCTTATCAAACGGATATTCTATAAATCTATTGTAGATGCGATTTTTTTTATCAACATCATCCAAATTATTATATGCGTTTATAGCTATTTCAGTTATATTCGTAAAATACCTATTGCTCTTTGGTGATTTCGCTTTTCTGCCCATAATATCCGTCTAATTCTTCTATAATACTATACATTTCTCTAAATACATAACCCGTCTCATCATCGGCTTCAAACGAACCAATTCTATCTATTGATTTCATTTTATCCATTGCGTTTTGAATCCGTTCTTGCATTGAATCCAAAATTGTATCGGCCTGAGTATATTCTTTTTCTAACTCATCCAAACTATCTTCAACTGCTTCTAATTTTCGTAGTAGATTCCATACAAAGAAACCTAAAACTACATCCGTTAAAAACAATATCACTAAAAGCGTTACCATATTAATCCTCCATTATATCTTTAAACGCATCAAACACCATATCAACCTTTGGTTTATCATCTTCAGATTTTTGAGATACTATCTTTTCAAATTTAGATAACCCATTAGGTTTTCCGTTTGTATTAATAGTTCCTCTCGTACCTTTTAACTTTTTACCTTCAACCACCCAACGATTATATTCATACTTTGAAGCCATAAAATCGGCCTGGTGCAGAATATGTGGTAAAAATGTTTTTAGTTGATTTTCAGGCTGAAAACTTTTATAATAACTTTCGGTGGATGTATCATATAAACCATCCGTTAATCGGATAGCAAGATACTCTTCTTCTGAACATTTAACACCAAAGTGATTTAGTAGAAAGAATGTACGGTCGTGAATCTCCATCCAATGTAGGTTTGGGTTTGATTTATAAATCTTACCCTGATTCTTTACATGCCATTCCGAATCATTCTTTTTATACCAATCATCTTCAACTGAACCTACTTTACCTAAGTCGTGATGAAGGGCTGCAAATACCACCGATTCTCTTGTAATATCATCGGTAATCATATCCAACTCTTTCCAAAGTTCAAATACCTTTAATGCATTACGAGTTACCCTCATTATATGGTCAATATATCCACCAGGAAAAGCATTATGAAAATGTTCAAACGATGAAGCGGGTGTATAAATAATCCTCTCTTCAAAGTGGTCATACATTTTATTTAGGGCATCCAATCGTTCACCACTAAATTCCTGATTAATAAATTTTCTGAACTTTTTGTAATTCTCCAGTAGTTCTTCTGGTGAGAAAAAATCAAAATACATAATTAAATAATTTTATCAATAATTCCTAACTCTAATGCTTCTTCTGCGGATAAGAATAAATCACTTTGCTGATTTGACTGCCACCAATCCTTTGGTTTCTTTGTAAATTCAGCCATCATACTATTACACTCTTCTTCTAACCTATCAGCGAATTTAGCATTTGATTTTACATCACTTAATTTACCTGCCGCAAAAGTAGATAATTGGTGAACCATAATCTTTGAATGCTTTGATGCTGCTCTAACTCCAGTACCTGCTGCGAGTAAAAGAGCTGCTGCGGACATTGCAATACCCCTACAAATAATATTGAATTTCATATCTTTGTTTCCTCTGATATAATCAATAATACCAAGCGTTTCTACAACATCACCTCCGCCTGAATTTAGTAGGATATTAATTGTAGTTGTTTCGGAGTTTACTTTCTTTAACAATCTTACCTTAGCAATAAATTCGGGTAGTAATCCCATTTGAATTTCATCGCAAATTACGATAACATTATCGGTTAAATCAATACCATAATCAAACTCCCTAAAAAAGTGTTTGTGTGGGTCGCTATCATCCCCACTATCATTTTTGTAATCATATTTTACATTTGGAGGGCTGGTGGTATAAAGTTCATCTATCATAAATTATTCGTTTAAATTTTACACAATATACAACAAAAAGTGTATATTACCAAATTATTTTTAGTTTTTTATTATCTGTATCTATCTGCGCCGGTTTTTGCATAAGTATGCGTTGGTGGTTGGGGTAGTATTTCATTATATAAATTTACGGCTTCTTCGGTAGTTGGTTCAAATACCACATCAGGTCTTTCTTCTTTAGTTTCTACAATCGGTTCTTTAATTTCTTCTTTAGAACTGATAACCACTTCTTCTTTGATAGGTATTTCTTCAATAGGTTTAATTTCCTCTACCTTTATTTCTTTCATAAGTTTATTTAAGGCTATGACCATAGAGATTGCCAATGGGTCAAATACCAATACAATTAATAATGTAAACCAATTTACAATTCTATCCATACCCCATCCCGTCAACTTATCCAAATATCTAAGTGGACCTATTTCTGAAGCAACATCATTATTTGATTCCTTATCCAATATTTGTAAATCTAATGAAGTCAATGAATCATTCAACGATTCTATTTTTAGGGTTAAGTTATCTCTTTGTTGAACTGCTAATTTTAATTCACTACTCAAAACCCTTCTTTGTGATATCGCACCTCGTTCGGTTTGAGAGTTATTATTTGCTAACCCACCCCTCAAAGATGATATGGATGTTTCTAATAATTTTTTCTCACTATTCAAATCAGCCAACTGTTCCTTAAATCTATTTCGTTTCACATCCACAACACTAACCTCTTTATTAAGGATAGTAAATTTATCGCTTGTAGTTTGATATGCGGAAGTCAAAAAACCATATATACCCAATGATGTTATTAGCATTAAAATTACAACAGCTGAAACCAAATACCATTTTAACCAACCAATCACCTTCCAATAATTGTGGAGGTATGAAGCAAGAATTATTTTTGCAAATTCTAATGCCCCCGCCATTATAATTACTTCAGTTCTTGCTCCAGCAAAAAGTGAACTAAGACCGAATATAGAATAGTATGCTGCTGAACCGGCGAGTATAACTGTAGATAATATCATTAAGATTATGAAACCATTTTTTCTTGTAAAAAAATTTTTCATATGTTATTCCATTTTTTTAACTTTATTAACTTCCCCAGTTGTATTTATTATCAAATCTTTTGATATCAAGCTTGATTGTAAACAACAAGAGAAACTTGAAATATAAAATAAATATCCAAAAAATAGATAATAACCTTTAACGGGTTAATTATGCCCATACTGATTTAAGTA